GCCTCATGTTGATCGACGCCTTCAACCTTCCGGTCTTTACTCCAACCTGTCCTTTTGCCGCAACAAGTATGCGGGTACCACGCTGAAATAGGTAACGTCCTACCTCTCCTCGTGGGGAGTTTAAAAGATTATCAAGTGGACCACGACGAAATACAACTGTAGCACCAGAAAAATTAACGTTTATTGTTCTTGATACTCTTGAAACACCAAGTTTATCTAAAGCGCCAATTGGCCCTCTTCCAGCACGTCGAGCAAGACGTTGCCCTAAAAATATAAAAGGGCTGTCTCTTACTATACCAAACAGTGGCATTATGGAACCACCATCGTTAGCTGCATGGCCGTAGTTTGAAACCCACCGTCAAAACCGCTTGAGTCAGCGGTGGCAATTACACCTAGGCCAAACTCGCCTGGCTCCCACTGGTCTAACTTGTTTATTAACTCCATGAACATCCAAGCATCAACGACCGCGATGCGGGACGCCTCCTCGATCTTTTCTCCGGTAGGAGCCTTTCCGTTAACTCCAACTACTGGAATCTCTCGAGATATAGATATGGTAAGCACAGCGCTACGAGGTGACTGGCAACGTTGAGGCTCACTTGCCTGGTTACCGGGAAGTCCTAGGTATGTTTGAATAAATGAAACAACAAGTTGCTCGCAGTCGATGGCAGGCTCTCCTACCGTCCAAAACTGTCTTGAAGGTAGAGGAACATTGTACTCCTCAAAGACCTCAACGGTCTTATAAAGAACACCGTCCATCAAGTTCTTTAGGTTAAGTGCACCTGCACTTACACCACTTATATCTACTATTGCCATGTTCGTCCTTTAGGTCCTTAGCTTAATTTCCGATAGTGTATGTAGGTACTGGGTTGTTTGCTAGTCGAAGTGTTAGGTTTCCTGATGTGATGTATACCGTCTCGGTGGTTCCTCCTGTAGGACGTGTTGCATACAGGTCCCAGGTTCCAGGATCTAGGAAGCCGACATAGTTATACGCATCATCATATGAAACTGTAAGGGTTAATGTATCATGAGATTCATTTGTAACTGTCGCAGTTCCCGTGTCTGCACCGTATGGAACGTCTGCAACTCTTTCATCCTCATCACGCCCAAATATAAACGTCGTGGTTGATGGCACCTCTGTTATGTAGCGAGATCCGTTAAACGTTGCGTTTACTCCGGCGATGGTAACGAGGTCACCTACCTCAAATCCGTGCGCCGTACTTGTTGTTATGGTTGCAAAGTTGTTAGTAAGTTCCTTGAAGGTAATATTCTTTGTTACATCAGTTGTTATTGTGTTTATAGAAACTGTGTCAGAGTCAAGCTCAACAGAGCTGGTTGAGGTGTAGTTATTTATCTTTAGGTAAGGTACCCAGGTAGGATCACTTACAAGGAAGCCTGCGTTTATGTAGTCAATGTTTACGTCTAGTATTCCACCCTCTGTTCCGGTGATAAACATGTCAAGGTTACTTACAGGAAGCACAGGAGGCTTGGCAACCATGCGTCGTGCACGTGGTACGTCAACTGAGAATACCTTAGCCTTTGCTCTTGCCTTGTCTGGGTTGGCTGACTTTAAAAATAGGTCAACGACGTATAGACCTGTTCGCATGTCATCAATGAAGTCCTGGTTATCAAGAATTGTATATGAGACTCCCTGACGTGCAACCGAGGTTACGCGAGAAGGAAGATCACACTCGTCACCGTTCCATAACTTAACAAACTCCGTGGCAAGAACTCTAGCCGCGGCTCGTCCAAGTGCTGGCGCAGGAGATCCATATGAGTATGTTACCTCTATGTTGCACGGTGTCCACGGAACACCAGAACGTGCCTGTAGTGTTGAGTGATCTACGAGGTAATAACGACTAGGGCTAACTATCTGACCTGTTCTATCCCGCACGGAGTGAATCTGTTGAACAGGACGTCCGCGTAGTCTTAGTCTTGACGAAGGAGACATTCCGTCGGTTGTCATCTCCGCGTAGTCATCAAACTCGTCAAAAGGAATGTTGTATACCTGGCCTTGCACAAGCTCGGCGGTGTAGTTCTTAGAGGACTGCCCTAGGCGATACGCCCTAGATGAACAGATATACTTCTCAGTTACGGTAGTTGTTCCGCTGTATTTTCTACCGGACAATGACCAAAGAAGTTGCGAGGCTGTCTTTACCGCCTCATAGGCATACTCGCTATCAGCGTAGTCGTCTAGCTCTTCTACACCTACCCATAGGTTTGACACTTATCGTTCCTCGTCTACTCGTCGTTAGGTTATTCTAATAAAGGAGCGGCATGCCTGTGTATAAATTATTACACATCGGCATGCCGCACATCTACCTTTAATTAAGAGGTTGGATCCTCGGTTGAGGCGATGATGTAATCAATAGCCTCGTCTTCATTGAAGTTCTCGTTTCCAGGTACGTTGTACGCTGTAGTTGAGCCTTGAGAAGCGAAGTCTGTTACCTGGCGACCATTTGGACCTACGACCGCTGTACCGCTGTCTGCTGCTGAGGCAATTGTTCCAGAGGTTGTGGTTGTGTATGTGAATGTGGTCGTTGTAGGAACTGCGGTAATTGTGTACGTACCGTTTAACGCAGTTTCTGTTAAGCCTGCCACGACGACTGAGTCACCTGCCTCAAAGGTATGAGCAGTTGAGGTGGTAAGTGTAGCCGTTGATGAGGTTCTAGCCACGTTGTTGACTACCTTTGAGATTTCTCCATGCCATCTGTAGAATCCCTTTCGTCCGGTTGGTGACCAGTCTGCACGAGCGTATGAATATGGACGCTCTGTTGCTGTTGGGAACTCCCAGCGCTCATCTAGACCTAGAGAAAACGCTGTGTTTCCAAGGCCGTAGCCTTCAAATGTATTTGCAAGTAGTCCGTTTTCAATTACGCGATCTCCTGAAAGACGAAGTTTTGCATATGGGAATACCCAGTGGAAGTAAGGAAGTGACGCTGCCTTCTTTCCATCGATGATCGCATGAGACCAGCACTCGATCGCAACGCCGTATCCGGCAGGATCGTCTCCGGTTGAAGGAGAAGACCAACCGATTGACTTGCGGTTTGGTGACGCGTATGATCCAAGGTTCTTGCGAAGCAAGAGACCACCGGATATAAGCTGTGTTAATTCTGGATCTGGCTCACAGATCGCAAGCTCCATGGTGATACGCTTTAGTGTATCTGGTGCCTTGTAGGTTACGCAGACTGTTCCGTCAGCGCCCTTCTCTGTGATCTCATCGCCTTCTTCGTATTCTGGCGTAAACGATAGGCGCATGAAGCCTGATGTGGTATAGCTGTCGCCGTCTTCATTCAGGAGATTGCCAGACGCATCAAGACGAGTTACTCGAATTGATGTACCCTGAATACTCGCGGCGTATTCTTGTGTTGCCATTGTTTATTTTTCTCCTTCTTAGGGGGCGGCTTTACTAGAGCTTATTCTATGCCGTCAGATCAACTCTGACTGCTAGGTGAATAGAGGTATCAAAGTAAACGGCGGCTGGGCGTATAGCCTTTAGACGCACGTCGTTTTGATTACCTGAGACGGCATAACCCTGTGCTATGCTGTCATTTACGACATCCGGCTTGCCAAGGTACACCTTGACCTTTCCGGTGGCGTACATCCATTTGTTTGAAGCTGTTGGCGTCTCTGTGTCACCTGCGGCGTCGGTTGGGCCCGCGCCGGAGTAACCTGAGCCAACGATAACTGGAGTACCTGTAAGTGTTTGCAGGTGCTTTGAGTCTTTATCGTGAAAAAGTAGTTGACTGTCACTTGCCAATAGTGCGGCAACGTCACGGGTCATGTGAATTACGCCTTGTTCTCCAGCTGGAGACGCTGATCCAATGGAATACTCAAGTAAGGCAAGCGCCTTCTTTGCGGCAAGTGCTGTTCCGGAGTTTAATATGGTAGCCGCAGGATCAGTCAGCGCCTTGTTGTTGTGGCTCTCTCCAATGCGGATTGCTCCGTCCCAAAGTTCTGCTTCAATAGCCTTCTGAGTTACACCCTCAAGCTGACGTGTAATTCTTGCTATTCGGTCAATAGAGTTAAAACTAAACGTAGATAGTATCTCATCTACCTCAATAAAAAATGGGTCAATTTCGTCATAGTAGATAGGTGTTGTTGTTGCGATAGATGCGCTTGTCGTATCAGTTGCGTCGTAGTTAGTTACAGCCTCTGGGGTAGTTTCCCACTCCTGCGCAAAACCACGTACCCACTTATCCTCATCAATATTATTTTCTGGCTTAACTACAGCTAAAAGACCAAACGCTGAAGGTACGATCTTTGGAGCTTCAAACGTTCCATTGAAAGCCATGTTCTCTGTTCCTAACTTAAATCTAGTTTTTATTTGTTGTATTGGGGGAGCCCGTTTCCAGGCTCCCCTTCAACAAATGGGTTACGGCTTAGTACTCGATAGCCGCTGCTGTTACGCCACCAAGTGTGTCACGGAGAGCTGCTGCTGCACCGTTTACGTTGATGGTTGATGTAACCTTAAGCGATTCGACGCCAACCTTGGCAACGCCTTCGAAGGTCTCAACGAACATCTTGTAGTCGTTGGTTCCAACAAGTGTGGAGTCGCGGATAATTCCGAGATCCAGTGTGCCACCGTCTAGGAACAAGAATGTTCCTTCGGCGAACAAGTACCATATGAATGTATCGGTGAACTCGTTCATAGCGCCTGAACCTTGTGATCCAGTCATTGCTGAACCATCGACAGTGTAGCAAGCGTTGATACCGCGTGATGCGATAAATCCGTCGATCTCGCCGTATGCGTTCAAGGTGTTGTCACCAGGAGCGGATAGTGTTAGATCTGCTGCCATCGCGTCCTTAACCCATGCTGGGATAATTGCGCGTAGTGGGAAGTCCGCTGGAAGGCGGTGACGTCCACGGTATTGAGCAGCTGCGCGACCAAGTTGTACTAGGAAGTCACGGCCCATACCGATTAAGGAT